CAGCAATAGGTGCTGCAGTTGTTGGACCAACAGTTAAAGGTCCTGCAGGAATTCCTACAATAGTATCTAGTTATTCTGAATATCAACAGATATTTGGTGATACATTTACTAGTGGGTCTGGTACATCGGAATCATCTTATGCGTATTTAACATCATATACAGCAAAAGAATACCTGAAACATGGAGATACATTAACAGTTGTTAGAATATTAGCTGGAGGATATGGCCCATCATCAGCAGTTATATCATCATCAACAACAGTTGGTGTTGGAATTGCAAGAGGAACTTTAGATGTACAATCAGGAAGTTTTGCAAATAATTCAGAATTTCAAATAACAGTGAATGGAGTAACATCTAGATTTCTTACATCTCATCAAGGAACCCCTCCTGTAGATGAAGGAAATTTATTCTTCTTCTCATCAGGATCAGTTGATGGAGCATTTTCTGCAAGTATAGGAAATCTTGTAACAGAAATTAATGCTGCCGGTATTGGAGTTACAGCTGCAGTTGCAACTGACTTCCATACAGTAGCAGGTGATGCAATTGCATTATCATCTTCCATTGCAGGAGCAGTTGGAAATAATATAACAGTACAAACCGGATCAGGTGATTTATCAGCAGCATTGACGCCATTAACATTAACAGGAGGTACTAATTCAACAACATCAGCTAATTGTTTTACTTTAACAAGTATTAATGATGGAGCTATTCTTAATAGTAATGGACCAACTGGAGTAAATGGAATATATGATTCAGGTTCAAAAGATAATTTTAAATTTGAAATAACATCGACAAATACTAATAAAGGATCTTTTAATTTACAAATTCGAAGAGGTGATGATACTGATAAACGTAAAGCAATTATAGAACAATATAATAACTTAACGTTAGATCCAAATACTAATAATTTTATTTCAAAAGTTATTGGTGATCAGAACATGACTCTAAGAGATTCTGGAGGTACAGATCCATTCTTACAATTGTCAGGATCGTTTCCAAATAGATCTAAATATGTAAGAGTTACCACTCATGTATCAACAATAAATTATTTAGATGAAAATGGTAATATTAGAGATGCAAACTTATCAGGAAGTTTACCAACTAGGTCATCAGGATCATTCCAAGGTGGATCTGATGGAGATATACAACATGGTCAGAAATTTTATGATCAAATTTCGGATACAAATACGCAAGGATATAATTTAGGAGTTGCAGCTGAAGGCGCAACTGCATATGAAGATGCAATTAATGTATTATCTAATCAAGATGAATATGATATTAATTTATTAATGTTACCTGGATTAGTTGATAACTTATCAAACCATTCAAAAATTATTACTAAAGCAATTGATATGTGTGAAGGTAGAGGAGATTGTTTTACAATTGTTGATCCTGCATCATATGGTACAACTCTTACAAGTACAACTGCAACCGCTGAAGGAAGAGATTCTAATTATGCTGCAATGTATTGGCCATGGGTAATGGTACCGGATAATGATTTAGGTAAAAATGTATGGGTTCCACCATCTGTTGTATTACCTGGAGTATATGCATTTAACGACAGAGTTGCAGCTGAATGGTTTGCACCTGCCGGTTTAAATAGAGGTGGTATTGATATGGCGATTCAAGCTGAGAGAAAATTAACTCATACTAATAGAGATACATTATATGAAAGTAATGTGAATCCAATTGCAACTTTCCCTAATACGGGTATTTGTGTATGGGGACAGAAAACTTTACAGAAAAAGGCATCTGCATTGGATAGAGTTAATGTACGAAGATTATTAATTGCAGCTAAGAAGTTTATTGCTTCTGCAACTAAGTTTTTAGTATTCGAACAAAATACATCAGCAACTAGATTAAGATTTTTAAATATAGTTAATCCATATTTAGAATCAGTACAACAAAGACAAGGTCTGTATGCCTTTAAGGTAGTCATGGACGAAACTAATAATACACCAGATGTAATTGATAGAAATCAAATGGTAGGACAGCTTTTCTTACAACCAACTAAGACAGCTGAATTTATCATCATTGACTTTAATATTTTACCAACAGGTGCTGCATTTCCGGAATAGAAGTTAAATCTTTTTAGGAAATTGCATATTTATATATAAATAGATAGGAGAAATTAAATGGCAGAATTGCTAGACCCAACCGAAGTGATGTTTACCGCATTTGAACCAAAAGTAGCAAATAGGTTTATAATGTATGTAGAAGGTATTCCATCATACTTAATAAAAGCTGCATCAAGACCTTCCTTAGATCAAGGTGAAATGATTTTAGATCATATTAACGTTGAACGAAAGTTAAAAGGAAAAACTAGATGGCAAGATGTAACAATTACATTATATGACCCAGTAGTACCATCAGGTGCGCAGGCTGTTATGGAATGGGTTAGATTACATCATGAATCTGTAACAGGTAGAGATGGATATTCTGATTTCTATAAAAAGGATTTAGTGTTTAATACATTAGGACCTGTAGGAGATAAAGTAGAAGAATGGACATTGAAAGGTGCATTTATATCATCTGCGACATTTGGTGATATGGATTGGTCAACAGAAGATCCTGTTAACATTGAATTGACTATCAAATATGATTATGCAATACTTCAATTCTAAATCAAATTTATAAACTTAAGAAATCCTACCAATACGGTGGGATTTTTTTTGTTTTTACATATTTATTATAAAGCGTTATAAATTAAAAAGAAAGTGTTATGCCAAAAGTAAACAATGAATACCCTGGACCAACTCCACCTACTGATGCAGAAATTAAAGCAAGAGCAATTAAAGATTACAATGCTCCTACAGTAGCTACAGAGAATAAAAAAAGTAAGGAAAAAAGTAAATTTCCAACTGAAATTATAGATTTACCATCAAAAGGTTTATTATATCCAAAAGATAATCCATTATCTCAAGGACAAATAGAAATGAAGTATATGACTGCAAAAGAAGAAGATATATTAACTTCGCAATCATATATAAAAAATGGTACAGTTTTAGATAAATTATTCAGAGCATTGATTATCGGTAATGGTAATGAAGAAAGAATAAATTATGCTGATCTTATAATGGGTGACAAAAATGCAATTATGGTAGCCGCGAGAGTATTAGGTTATGGTAAAGAATATGAAGCATCAATAACTACTCCATCAGGAAATAAAATCATTGAGCAAATTGATTTAACTACATTTATGGATAAAGAATTTGATGAGTCTTTGATTACACCAAATTGTAATGAATTTGAATTTGAATTACCTACATCTAAACGACTTTTAAAGTTCAAGATACTATGTACTAAGGATCAGCAAAACATAGAGGCTGAGTTAAAAGGTCTTAAAAAGGTGAATAGAGGTGGATTAGATTCTACTTTGACGACTAGGCTTATGCATTCAATCATAGCAATTGATGGTGATGATAATAGAGCAACTATTAGGAATTTTGTTAATTTAGAATTCTTAGCAAGAGATTCAAGAGCATTTAGAGAACATTTGATAAAGATACAACCAGATGTTGATTTAAAGGTTAAATGTTGGGATGATGAAACAAATGAACCATTTGAGGTAGACTTACCCATTAATGTCAACTTTTTTTGGCCTGGGGTCTAACTATAGACCCATTCTGCACAACCAGATATTTGAACTTATCTATTATGGAAAAGGTGGGTTCACTTGGTCGGATGTTTATGATTTTCCTGTTTGGTTGCGGAAATTTTATACCAAGTCAATTGAAAAGGCTTTAAAAGCTGAATCAGAAGCAAACAAAAAATCTTCTAAGCCACAATCTAAAGGATTATCAAGACCTAACATCGGAAAACGATAGGATATTTACGTTTACTACATATTTATATAAAAGATAGTAAAAGGAGATTATGGCAAAAAAATCAAACAAATTAGAACAAGACCAAGAGAACCAACTTAATAAACTTAATGAAGGTTTTATGTCTAGACTTATGCGTAAAATCTTAACTAAACAATTTGAAAAGGTTATGAATGTAGCATACAAAGATCCTAGTGTAAGAGCTGCATATGCGGAATTTGATAAAGCTACTGAAGATTTGTTATCTACATTGAAAGGTTCATCGGTAAGACAACGACATATCAGATCTAAGAAATCTAAGAAACAATATAAAACAGCTAAAGGACGTCAAGCACATATTGATGATATGATGAAAAGGTGGGGTTACTCTAAATAGGAGATAAACAATGGCAGACCAGTTAGATCCAAAAATACAAGAAAAGCTAAATAAGCTTAAAGCTGAAGAAGTAAAGCTCAACAAGCAAATTGCTGAATCAATGGATACTGGTACACTAGTAGAATTAACAAATCTTCAACAAAAATTAAATCAATTAGTTGCAAAACAAAATAAACTATTAGGTATAAGTTCAAAGACAGCAGGAGAACTATATAATAATTATAGTAGTTCAGTTACAGGACTAAAAGATATTGGCTCTGAATTATCAGTATTAGCTGGCAAAGATTCAAAAAGAATAAAAAATGCACAAGCAGTAAACCTTGAGTCTAGACTATATGCTACATTATCTAAAGATGCTAGTAAAAACACAGAAAAGATATCAAGATGGTCAGGTGCAACTCATGAACATGGAAAGGGTATTGTTGCAAGAGCAGTAGCTGCAAGTAAAGTATATGATGCATCCGAAGCAGCTGTAAATTCTATAGCATCAGCAAGAGAAGGTCAAGTAGCAAATGAAGCTAGCTTAGGTAATGAACTGTTGCAAAATGTAGATGCAACAGAATCAAGTGTAGCCGCTAGAAAAGCTGCATTAGCATTACAAGCTAATGCCACAAAAATGACCTCAACAGAATATGAACTAGCTGTACGAAGAGTAAATTATTTAAAACAGTCTGCAGATCAGATGGAAATATATGCAGCTGCAACAGAAAGAAATATTGGACTTTCAACAGAGTTAGGATCATCATTGATGACGCCATTTGAAGGAATAAAAGGTGCAATAGAAGGGTTACCAGGTGGTGGAATGTTATCTAAAGCACTTGGATTAGATCAGTTTAACGATGTAATGAAAGGAGCTGTAACTAAATCTATACAAGTAGGTTTAGTTGATGGACCAAAGGCAGGTATTGCAAATTTCAAAAAATTAATTGGTTCGCAAAAAATATTTAATCTGACAGCAATGATGAATCCATATGTAGCAGTTGCAGCTGTATTATTAGGATTAGTTGCATTATTAGCTTCTATAACAAAAGAAGCAAAGGACCATGCAAAGGCCACCGGATTATCAGTAGGTCAAGCAAAAGAACAAGTAAAAGCTGCAAAAGAATTACAAGGTTCCTTAAAAAATAATCTAGCAACAACTGAGGATATAGTATCAGTACAAAAAGAAATGGTTGCAGAATTTGGTAGAGCTGACATGATATCTGAAGCTACTACATTGAAGTTAGCTGATATGGGAGCTACATTAGGATATGGAGCAGGAACGGCTGCAGAAGTAGCTAATACATTAATGACAGTAGGTGGTGCCTCAGAAGAGTTAGCAGCTAATATGCAAGTAGTTGCATTCAATATGGCCGAAGCTGCAGGAGTTGCTCCTGGTAAGGTTATGAAGGATATGGCTAAGAATGGTAAGTTGTTAGCCAAATCAATGGCTGGTAATGCTAAAGGTATGATGGAAGTAGCCGTATATGCAGCACAATTAGGAACTGATATTTCAGGTATACTTAAAATGACAGATGGATTATTAGATATAGAAAGTTCATTAACATCACAAATGGAATACCAAGCAATTTCAGGTAAATCAGTTAATCTTGAAAAGGCCAGACAATTGAAGGCAATGGGTAAAGAAAAAGAAGCAGCTGAAGAAATGGCTCGTGTATTAAAAGAGCAAGGTAAATTAGCTGATATGTTACCAATCGAAAGAGAAAAGCTTGGAAAAATGATGGGAATGGAAGTTGGTGAAATGATGCGTATGGAAGCCATGCAAGAGAAAATGAATAACATGACTCAGAAACAAAAAGATCTTGTTTCTCAATACGGTGACCAATTAGGTGATGTTAGTAACATGACTGCTCAACAAATGTTAGATAAAGCAGCAGATATACAAGCTACAGAGAAAATGGGTGTTGCATTTGAAAAAATTAAAAACACTTTGATAACAGCATTAATGCCAGCAGTAGAGGCTATAGGAGAAGCTTTAGAATCATTAAGTCCTGTATTTGATATATTAGGTGTTGCAATGAAAGGAGTTTTTCTACCTTTAAAGTGGGCAGCTAAACTATTAGGTTTTGTTGTAGCAGTTGCAATGAGATTATTACAGCCATTTATAGACGTAGGAACTACAATAATGGGATTATTTGATGGAACTGCATCATTTGGTGATTTGATAAAATCGTTAGGTGCATTGATAATTAATTCTATTCTTGCACCATTCCGTCTAGTATATGCATTTTTAGGTGAACTATTTGGTTGGCCAGAAAACTTTGGAATGGCCATTATAGATTCTCTAGGAGGAGCATTTGATTGGTTAATGAGTGGTTTCAAAGGAATTGGAGACTTTATTTCAAGTTTATTCACCGGAATTATAGATGTATTAAAATCACCATTCAATATGTTAATTTCAGGAGCAAATGCAATCATTAACGGATTAAATGGCATATCAGTAACAGTACCAAATTGGGTTCCATTCATTGGTGGTAAGGAGTTAGGATTTTCAATACCAACAATACCAATGTTTGAAACAGGTGGTACTGTAGCAGAAACAGGTATGGCAGTAGTACATGAAGGTGAGATAATTACACCAGCATCAAAAGTACCAAGATCAGAAGGAGGACTTGCCAATCAAGCCAATCAAGCAGATTCATCAGAATCAGAAGGAGGCTCGACATTAGGTAATATTGCAAGTTCGGTAATGGCAGCATCACCATTAGGAATGATAGGTAGTGCATTAGGAGGACTTTTTGGTGGAGGTGATGATAAAGGTGGAGGCAGTGATCCAGCATTAACAAAAGCAATACAAGATTTAAATGCAATTCTATCATCAGGTATAATGGCAACGGTAAGTGCAGAACAAGCTGCAGATGCAGTTAACACTAGTAATTCATATAAGACATAATAATGGCATTGAAAGATTTAAAATCAGATTTATCATGGTATGGAAAGACGAGTCCAGGACCATATAAACCTAACACTAGTGTAAAGGATACTAAGTTTACAAATAATGATGGTATCCCAGGTGCATCAGTAACTGGGTATGCACCTCGAGGAAATTCATCTGTAGGGTTTAGACAAGTAGCAGCAGGAAATTCTTTTAGTATTAATCCTTTAGATTCCACAAAAGGACTTTCAACTAGAACAACTCAATTAGGAGCAGGGTCTCCATTCCTTAAAGATTTAGGTTGGCATTCTAGTGCTAGGTATAGCGATGCAGTTAAAAGATTAGATTGGAGTGATGATAATGCAATATTAAAATCAGGTATTGCATTTAAATATACTAAAAACTCTCCAATAGAGGATCAATATAACAAATTTAAAGTACGAGATGAGTCTTGGAATCCAATTGGATATGCAAAAGAACCTTTTATATTAAGAGGTATCCAGCGTGATGGAAAAACTAAAAATCAAAGATATGGATTAAATTTTGATGATGGATTAATACGAGGTGGAGTTACTACCGCAGCAACAAGGATAGCATTAGATGCAGCTCGTATAGGAAAGTGGTTGATTAAGCCAAAAGGTATTATGTGGATGACTAGGCAACTTGGTATGCAAATGACAAATCCAAATACAGAATCTATATTTGGTACTGCAGCCGCTCCTTTTGCTAACTCAAAGAAAATATTTACTCCAATTAATTTATTAGCAAATGTAGTAGGAGCTCCATTAGGATTACGATTCCAAAGACATGGTATATTACCTTTACCTACTACTAGTAGATACGAAGATATTACAGGAACGTTGCGACCAACAACGGCAGCAAAAAAAGAAAATAATAGATTAAATAAACTACTCAGTGAATTACAACCAAATACAGTAGGAGGAGCACTTCCGGCTGTAAAGGGTGTATTATCTATACTACAAAAACTTGCAAATAAATTAGGGTTTGCAGGTCAAGGAATAAAGACGTTATCCGGAACAACAGGACCTGGATCAGTATATGGAATTGGATCAACTCAAATCAGAAGAGTTGTGGATACATCATATCGTGCACAAATGGCAGGCCGAGATAAAGGATTAGATGGATTAGGGTTAGGTATATCAAAAGATTTTTGGTTTCATGATAAAGAAACTCCTTATTTTATGAATCCATTAACTGTACAAACAGAGGATGATGTGAGATCTTCTGCAAAGGATAGTTTAAAACAAAAGTATTTTGCAAAAGGAATAGAAGCAATTGCTCCATATTTCGGTGCCCCATCATCAGTAGGAAAGATATGGACTGCATTACAATTTGTAACACCATCTATAATATCATCTATAGATCAGGAAGATAAAATTAGTAATAATTTTACTGGCGATCCATTTAATTTAAGGGGTATATATGATAAACAATCAAAGAATGTTGGTAAGAATGGAGAGTTCAGTCTTGGCTTTAAATTAACTCACCTAAGGAATCAATTATCAATATCAGAAAAAGTTAGAACGGAGATTCTGGATAGAACTCTTAGTAGATTAAACAAATATTATCAATCTTCTGCAGATATATCAACTACAACAGAAGATGCTATTCCAGGAAAACATAAATTAAAAGAAAAATGGAGTACTGCAAAATTAGATGGATTTGGTAAAACAGGCTTAAAAGCTCAAGTCGATTCTCAAGGTGGATCAATACCAGGATATGGACCACAAGATGTAATTGAAGGAAGAACAAATACTATTACAGATGCATATTTTGGAGATACGGCCGTACAAAGGACATCTATAGAAACATCTCATGAAGGAGGAACACCTGACGAGAGAGAAGATAATTTACGAAAAGATAAATTACGTGGTAAGAATCTAAAAACAGCAACTAATTATTGGTCATTAGGAACAGATCCTGATGTTGCAAATGCAGGAGCAGGAAGTAACCCTCAGAATAGACCTGAACGATCTAATGTACAATCTCAAACGGCTGCCGGAAATAATGTAAAACCAGTACAACATTATGCGGCAATGGCATATGGAAATTTGCAAGTAGCAGCAAAAGCAAGAGCCGAAGGTGTAACAGGACATGTAGATTTCCGTCAAGCAGTACTACAGAATGAACCTGATTCAAAAAACTTTATAGGACAAGTAACAGATGAAAAGGGTTCACCATCTACATATGATGTAGAGAATAGAGAAGCAAAATATAATGATCCAAATCCTGGCGCGCCTGGTAGAGATAGATCTAATAGATTGCAAAATAATGTTCCTGATAAAATTAATGCAGCTCCATGGAATCAAGGAGCAGGTAATTCAGATCCAAATTTAAAGGATTTTATTAACTTTAAATTCTATCCAATTGGAATGGGTCAGCGATTAGCATCAGCAACAGATCCAATAATATTTAGAGCATTTATAGATTCAATATCAGATTCCATATCTCCAAGCTGGGGAGAAAATAATGACCAAGGTAGAGCTGATGCAAAAATTATGTTAGAAAGTTGGGCACGTACAATTGACATATCATTTAAAGTTGCTGCATTCTCTGCGGCTGAATTACAATCCTTATATAATAAAATGGAAGCTTTAGCATTATGTGCATATCCTGATTATTCCGGTACTGCAGGATTTACAGGAAGATATGTTAAATTACATTTAGGAGATTTATATAAAAATGAACCTGTTTATATTACAAGTCTTACATTTGATTGGGATAATGAATCTCCATGGGAATTAGATGATGGATTACAAGTACCATATTATACATCAGTTAATATAGGATTAGGTTGGATAGGAAATATGAGACCAGATGCAAATAAAACTAAAGTATTTAGTGTCAAATCACCTAATGCAGGAAGTAATTATAGAACAGCAAACAGATCTTTAACGGCTCCAAATACATATAATACAATTTAATAAGATAATATTATGGATAGATATAAATCAATAAAGAAAATAAAAGATGTTGACACTTTAGTTAATAAATATGAAACGGTTACATATCCAACATTTAACCGAAGAGAGGATGATATATATATTATATCTAAAAAGTTAGATCGATTAGATATACTAGCTAATAGATATTATGATGACTCTAGATATTGGTGGGTTATTGCTCGTGCAAATAATTTAGGTAGAGGAACATTAACAATTCCAGCTGGTAGACAAATACGTATACCACAAAACATTACTGATATTTTTGGAGAATTAGCAACCGCAAGAAATGAAAGGTAATTAGTTATGGGAAATATGTTTAAACATGCATCCGCTGCAAGTATACCAAGTTTTGAAACAGATCGAGATTACCAAAAATGGAAGTCTCGAAGAAATGCATTTGTTACAGTAAATGCAGGAGGATTTGGATTACCAGTCAATGAACAAACATTTGATGATTTATATGCTAGATCTTCAGGAAAACCTACCGCAAATTTAGATTCAGTTACAATATCTGTTAAAGGTGATTATGGACTTCTAAGATCGGTAACAGTAAAATTTACATGTTTTGACAGAGGAACATTTCTAAGAGCTGAATCAGCATGTTTACGTCCTAATAGAGAAGTAACTGTTAGTTATGGATATGTGAATCCTGCTTATGGAGGTGGAGGTGGTTCCATGGAAGATCTAAGAGTATCAGGATTTAATTGGACAATTAACAACAAGAATCAATATGAATGTTCATTTACTGCAATAGGTCCAACATCTGTATTACCTGAATTTAATATGAGATCACAAATTAAGGATACCGGACTTACATTTGAACAACCAAGAATAGTTGGACCCGCAAAGAATGTACCAGTATCTGGAATACCATCATTGATTGAATATGATGTGCAACAAGGTAATGGTAAACCATCTGATGATGTAGAGGATGGAACATATATATCAGCTGGTGGTGGACATATAGGAATATTAGATGAACCACGTACTGGTTTAATGGGCAAACTATTAAATTTCTTGCCTGATTGGCTAACACCTGATCCAGATAAAATGACATACGTATCATTTGGATATATAGTAGAACGTATAATTAATGGACAAATGTTATCTCAAGCAACAAAAGTAATGAAAGGTCGAACAATGGAAATAGTTGCATCTGGTAAAGTCTTGAATGGCCAAATTACAGGCGATCCAATGCGTGTAATGTTCTTAGGAGGTAACGGAGGAGATTTTTCAGATCCATCAGATGAAGAATTAGGAAAAAACTTTGACCCCAATGGTACAGGTCCAATTGCATTTGCAGGCCGATTAAATGCATCTAATATATTATTCAATAAAGATTTTATAGTTGAAGCTTTTGAGAATGCGAAAGTTAAGATGGACACAAAAAAGACTGTTGAAAAAACAGCTGGTGGTAAAAAAGGTACATCTGGTATAAATTTACAATCCTTTATGGACGCTTTATTTGATAAGATACATTCAGCATCAGGAGGATGGTTTCAACTTGCATTATCTGAATCACCTGATAACACTAGAATATTACAAGTTATAAATAAGAATGAAGGAGCAGGTGGAATCTCACCATTAACGTTTGATCCAATTAACGGAGATGCTGTAACAAGAAGTACTTCAATTGCATGTTCACCAGCCGCATCAGATGTATATCAAGCAATGTGTGCACAACAAAAAGAAGCAGCTACTCCAGCAGAAATTGAAGGAAGTGCAGAAGAACCAGAATTAAGCAATGCAGAAGTCTTATCGATAATTAATAAACATAGGACAGAAACAGCACCAGGAGGATTTACAGATGATCTAGTGACAGAATTAGAATCAGCATTGGCATCATTAGTAGATACTCAGCCAAAAGCAGTTTTAAAAGCAGATGCAAACATTCCATATCCAATGAAACTAGCTGTAACATTAGATGGTACATCAGGATTTAGATTTGGTGATATAGTATCTTCCACAGCAATACCAGCAGGCATTACATCAGCTGATATAGTTTTCCGTGTAACAGAAGTACATCATACAATTGGAAAGAATGATTGGTCAACAAGTTTAACAACAATATGTGATATAGGATAATATTATGATTAGACCACTAAAACGACGTAAATTATTTTATCCAAAGGGAGAGCAGAAATTAGGATTGTTAACCCAAGGTAAAGAATGGATGTTGAATGAAACTAGAAAAGAATATAAAGGACCATACCACCGATTCACAGATGGTGTAGTTATGACTGGTGGTTCTCCTAGTAAACGATCATTATATCTAATTCCATATAAAGATTTATCATCCAAACAAAGCCAGGCAGCAGATATTTATAGATCATTAACATCAGTTAAAGTTGATAAATTTATAGTTCCTAAATATTATTTTCCAAAGGTTAGAGCAAAAGATATTACAGATGGATATATTACTAGATATTTTGTACAAAAAAAGAATGATAGATCATCTGCTACTATAATGGAGATAGATAAAAAACAATATGATAAGGTAGCACAAAAAAATAAAGTTGCAATCAATGGAAAGTTATCTGATAAATTTTTATTAAGATGGAAATTGACAGGAACTGAAGAAGATATAACACAAATCAATCAAACTACGTTATCTAGATTAGATAAAACTTATACCGGCATTTATGCATATCTAGGTAATTTTATTGAATTAACAAAATATTCTCCAATCATTTCTGACTAATTACTTGTTTCTTTGCAGAATTTTCTTTATAATTATATAAATGAAAATTGTAGAAGACAAATTAAGATTAAAAGAATTACAAGAAGTACTTCAATCCTCGGATAGTTTCTGGATACCAGTATTTTCTGATATATACCGACATTATGTAAACAATGAAATAAGTTTTATTTATATTTACATATTTGATACTAAAAAAGAATACATTGTTCCATACCGTCATAAGGATTGCTTATGCCTAGAATCCGAACGTCTAAACGACCTTACAAGTAGAGCTAATATATTTGTACTTGGTAAGAAACGCTTTGTAAATTTCTATCATCATAAAACGTATGACGCTGATTTAGTAGAATATTTTCAAAGTAATAAAATGTTAAAATTAGAGGATACAGATACTAATGCACATGATTGGTTCAATAGATGGTATTACAATGAAACCAATGTAAATGATTATATTCCTATAGTTAAACACTTTGAAAGGTGTTCGGCAATGAAAGATAAATTTGTAGAATCTTATAATACATTCAAAATGTCTGATTCATTTGAATATTATAATGAATTGTTTATAGATAATTTATATGCAATAGAAAGAAATGGTTTGAAAGTTGATTATTCTAAATTTGTTGAAAAGTTCCAAACTAATAACTTAGTTAATTCAACTACATATACAGAGTATAATATATATACATCAACAGGAAGGCCTTCCAATAAGCATGGTGGTGTAAATTATGCAGCAATTAATAAAGAAGATGGATCAAGAGAATCATTTGTTTCACGACATGAATATGGAATGTTAATTGAACTCGACTATGATTCATACCATTTACGGTTGATAGGAGATCTAATTGATTACAAATTACCAGAATCATCTGTACATACATATTTGGGTAAACAATACTTTGGAAAAGAAGAATTATCAGAAGAAGAATATAATCAAAGTAAGACAATATCTTTTAGGTTATTGTATGGAGGAGTAGATAAAGACTTTGCAAAGATTCCATATTTTGGAAAGGTTCGAGAGTATACTTATAAGCTATGGGATATATTTCAAGAACAAGGTTATATTGAAAC